GTGAACGGCGCTGGGCGCGCGGTACGCAGCGACGGAGCGAGCCCGGGCGGTGGCCCAGGGGGCGTGAGCCGCTCGTTCCGGTGGGGAGCGCGTACCGGGGTGGGGGGTTGGTGGGGGTTGGTGGGGGTTCCCACTACCCTTCGCGCGCGAGCATCCGGGAAGGTAAAACGTACTGGGCTACGCACACCCCCACGTACCCCCACGTACCCCCCACCTGGCAGGAGCGGGCCGCCCGGCGCTGCGGCCCAGCACGCGCACCCCCTGGTCGGCGGCAGCGCGGCCAGCCGCCCAGCGGGCGGGGCAAAGGCCCCGTTAACGGTTTACGACGAACGTCCAAAAGTGTTTACGCGCGGCCGGACCGAGGCTAAGGTCGTACCTGGAGGGCACGACCATGCAGCAGGCAGTCGGTTACACGCGGGTTTCTACAGCGGAGCAAGGGCGGTCGGGCCTGGGCCTAGCCGCACAGCAAGCGGCAATCACGGACTTTGCGAAAGCGGAAGGCTTCGACGTCACCGCCTGGCACCAGGACGTGCAGACCGGCAAGGGTACGGACGCCCTGGCGCAACGCCCCGGCTTACGGGCGGCACTGCGCGCGGCCAAGGCTGCCAAGGGACCGCTCATCGTGGCGAAGCTGGACCGGCTGGCGCGCAACAGCCATTTCATCACCGGGCTGATGGAGCAGCGCGTGCGCTTTATCGTGACCATGCTGCCGAAGGCGGATGCGTTCACGCTGCAGATCTACGCCGCTTTGGCAGAGAAGGAAGCCGCGCTAATCAGCGAGCGCACACGCGCAGCGTTAGCCAGATCGCGGAAGAAGCTCGGTATGGCGGGCAAGTCCAAGGCCCTGCAACGGCGTATCCGTGCCCTCGCGATGGCCGCAAAGGACAAAGCCGCAACCGCCCGTGCGGAAGCTCTGCGGCCGCAGCTCGAATGGGCTTTGAAGAATGGCACGACACTGCGCCAGGCCGCAGCAGCGCTCAACGCACGCGGCATCGAATCCCCCATGGGCGGCCGTTGGCACGCGCCGACGGTATTGAAAGCCGCATACCGCTTGGGGCTCCGCAAGCCGAAGGACTAACACCGCGGGACAGTCGCAGGCGGGCGCACTGATGCCCGGCCCGCGCAATCCCAAGGCAGCCCAACAGGGGCAGAAGCTACGCGCCCTGCTCCGTGAAATCCTCGACAGGCGGTCCTGCCAAGCATGCGGCCATAAGCCGCCCGCGAAGCTGCTCAAAGCAGAACTGCCGCCGCCGTACGACAACCTCACCGATGCAGACATCCAACACCACCTGCGGCTGATCGCGCGCGGGGTCAAATAGCTTTGCGCGGCACAAATTTATACGCCGCCCAGGCCCGCGTAAGGTCGCCGCAACGCCGCGCCATTTTCGCGCGGCCTTGTACGGAGGCCCCATGCCCCTGCCGAGCGGTAAGTGCACGCTGTGCGGACACGCGGACCGCGTGCGCATTGAGCTGCAGCTCGCCGCCGGTGGCGCGTCGTTGAACGCGATCGCCCGCAAGTACGGCATCAGCCGTCACGCGCTAGCCCGACACTGGCATGGACACGTCACTGACGAGCGCCGCGCCGCACTCACCATGGGCCCGGTGAAGCAGATCACGCTCGCCGCACAGGTAAGCGAGGAAGCGGAGTCGGTCATCGACCACTACCGCGCCGTGCGCGCTGGGTTGTACCGCGTGTTCGACAGCGCGCTTGAGGCCGGCGACCGCAACGGTGCCGCACTGGTCGCTGGCCGGCTGCTCACCTGCCTGGACTCCATGGCACGGCTCACCGGCCAGCTCGCCACCTCACCGCTGGTGCAGAACAACACTGTCAATTTCTACCTGCTGCCGGAGTTCGCCGGCTTCCAAGCCGACCTCATCCGTGCGCTATCACGCTTCCCGGACGCCCGCGCCGCGGTGCTCGCGGAGTTCGAGCGCCTGGAAGCCGCCGCGCCCTCCGCCCGACTGCCCGCGCTGGAGCACCACGCGCATGCCGCCGCGTAACTCCACCAAGCTGCACCGGGCGTTTACCGAAGCGCTGCGCAGCGCGTGGCGCAGCCAGGCGCGCCCGGAGCAGTTGGCGCCGGCTGACGCTTGGTCTACATGGGTGTTTTGCGGCGGCCGCGGTGCGGGCAAGACGCGCTCGGGAGCTGAGTGGGTGCAGGAGCGCGTCGCTGCCGGCGCGCGCTATGTGCACCTCATCGCGCCGACCGCTGCCGACTGCCGCGACGTCATGTTGGAAGGCCCCGCGGGCATCCTTAGCATTGCCCCGCCGCACATGCGCCCGGTCTACCAGCCGTCGCTGCGCAAGCTCGTCTGGCCCTCCGGCGCGCAGGGCCTGCTGTTTAGCAGTGACGAGCCCGACCGCCTGCGCGGCCCGCAGTGCGACACGGCGTGGATTGACGAGCTGTGCGCCATGCGCCAGGCGCAGGAGGTGCTGGATAACATGTACTTCGGCCTGCGCGTCGGCAAAGACCCGCGGTGCCTCATCACCACGACGCCGCGACCGCTTAAGTGCTTCAAGGCACTCCTCGCGCGCAACGGGCAGGACGTCATCGTTACGCGGTCCTCGTCCTTCGCGAACCGCGACAACCTCGCCGCCGCGTTCTTCTCGCAGATCACCGCCAAGTACGCTGGCACCCGCTTGGGGCGGCAGGAGCTGGAGGCGGAGCTGCTGACCGACACGCCGGGCGCGCTGTGGCACCTAGACCGCATTGAGGAGCTACGGGTACGGGTCGCGCCGCAGCCCTTCGAGCGCGTGCTGGTCAGCATTGACCCCGCCATGACGCACGGGCCGGACTCCGATGAGACGGGGATCATTGTTGTCGGTCTTTCCGCCGACGGCCACGGCTATGTGTTGGACGACCTCAGCGGCCGCTATCCTCCCGAAGAGTGGGCGCGTCGCGCGATCGGCGCTTATCGGACACACGCTGCGGATCGCATCGTCGCCGAGATAAACAACGGCGGCGCGCTCGTCGAGCACACGTTGCGCTCCGTCGACCCCGGCATTCCCTTTACGGCGGTGCATGCGAGCCGCGGCAAGCTGACCCGGGCCGAGCCGGTGAGCGCGCTCTATGAGCAGGGACGCGTGCACCACGTCGGCGTGTTCGGGCCGCTGGAAGACCAGCTCACCAGCTACGACGGCAGCCGCTCGGGCAGCTCCCCGGACCGCCTGGACGCGCTGGTGTGGGGGCTGACCGCGCTGATGCTGGGCGAGCCGCCCGGCCGCTTCATTCGCGCCGACGCGCTGCTGCGCACCGATGCCGCCGGCACGGTCAGGCCGGTGGACATGCCCGAGCAGGTGGAGCGCGTGTTCGCAGTCGCGACGATCACGGACGCCGAGCCCGACACACTGGGCACCGTGTACTTCGCCGTCACCGGGCGCACCCCGGCGGTCGTCGTGTTGGACTGGGACGTTGTGCCGCTGGAGCAGTCCACGTTGGACGACTTCTTCCCCGCCGTCACCGCGCGCCTCGGCGAACTAGTTAAGCTCACCGGCAGTCGCAGCCCGCACGCGCCGCTGCTGGTAGACCCAGCGGGGCTCGGCGCCACGGTGTTGGAACAGGGCCGGCTGCGCCGGTACGGCGTGAGGCCGTTGGTTGACGAGGCGCTCCTCGCCAAGGACCTGACTGTGCGCGTGGTCGAGGTCGGCAACCTCCTGCACGGTGGCGCCATCAAGCTCGCCCGCCCCGCGTACGACAAGCTGTCCACATACAAAGGAGTGCATCGCAATCACCTGACCGCGGAACTCTCCGCATTCACGCTGGGCGAGAAGGAGGCGAAGGTGGGGCCGTTGCTCGCCGCGTTTGCCACCGGCGCGCTGGATGCGCTCAGCGGAGACCGCCAGCGGCGGTTGAACGCGTGGCGGGCACTGGTGAGCCCCGCGGCGACCGAGCCCGTGCCGCTCGCCGCCGTCTTCAGCCCCCCGCCTCCGCCCGCGCCCGCGCCCCCCGGCCCACCGCCGGACCCGGAGGTCGTGAAGCTCATGGTTCAGCTCGGTTGGGACCGGGGGCGCGCAGAGCGGCTGGTGCGGCAGCGGGCTGAGACCCAGGCGCAGCTTGCGCGCGAACACGAGCAGGCGCGCGCGGCGCTCCAGCTCCGCGAGCAGCGGGAAGCTGCCGAGGCTGGGGGGCTCAAGTAATGCGCAAGCGCAGCGCAGGTTGGGCCCGACGCTTCGCGCAGCGCTGGCGGCTGCACTACACCTCTCCGGGCTACCGCGCAGGAGAACGGCGGGCCGTGCAGGAGGCCGAGCAGCGGTTGGCTGCCAAGCGGGGGGCTGAGCGGTGAACCGTCACATCACACGCGCCGCGCTCGACGCTACCGGGACGCCGGCGCAAGTTGCCGCAGCTAAGCGCGCCGAGGCGAAATTCGACCAGGTCACCCACTGCACACGCTGCGCGACGTTCCTTAGCGCCGAAATCATATGGCGGCGCATGTACACACTTGCCGGTATCCGCGCGCTGACCGTGCTCTGCGACGCCTGCAACACCGCGGTACCGGTCGACAGCGCGGCGGACGCGGAATTCCAACAGCAGCTTGCGAGCCTGGCGATGGCATCTGTGCCCGCCGGTGGGCGCGCATGAACTCTCACACTCTTTGAGGAGACGCAAAATGTCGAACACCACCATCACCCCAACAGTTGGCGCAGCCACGCTCGCCGGCGTCGCAGCGACCCTCGGACTTGCCGTTGCTCCGGTAGGTGCCGCGGCCACGATTGCCGGCGTCGCGCCGACTCTGACCGACGCCAATGTTGCCCCCGCGGGGTTCCCGTCGAGCTGGTCGGGCCTCGGCGCGGGCGCAGTGGGTGGCGCTGTGGGCCCGTTGCCCTGGCAGCAGATTCGCGTTCAGGTCGCCGGCACTTTCGGCAGCGGTGCAGCGCTGGTCGTCCAGGGCTCCGCTGACGGCGTGAATTGGACGAATCTAGCCGCGGTCGGCGGTGCCAACTCCCCCGGGAGCGCCCTGCCTACGGCGTTCGCCAACTCCCCGTACGGCGGCGTGACGGTCAGTCCGCTGGCGGGCGGCGTCGTGCTGTCCGCGAGGGAAGACCGCCGGTTCCCGTTCCTGCGTCCCGCCGTGGTGGGTGGCGATGGCTCCACGAGCCTGAACCTCACGGGCGGCGTGTCGACCACCGGCTGTGTCTAACTTTCAACACTACGAGGAACGCATGAACGCTAACGCACAGGATCTAATGCCGACCTCCGCGGCCGCGCTTGCCGACGCTCATAAACGGCGAGCCGAGGCGGCCGCGAAGCTCGAATCCACCCGCGCCTCACTTGCCCGTGCCCGCGAGGCCGCCGGCGAATGCCAGCAGGAAGCGGACCGCCTGGCAGCGGAAGAGGCCTCGTGGATCGCGAGACATAGCAGGAAGATTGCCGCGTGGATCGAGGGCGGCAGCCACGGCAATCGCCCGCAGGCGGTTGCGGACGTGAAGGCCGCAGCGGCACAGATGACGGCGCGCGCCAATCTCGCGGCCGCGGCTGCAGCCGTGGAGCAGTTTGAGGCGGCGGCGCGCACCGCGCGCGACGAGCTGGCCGATGCCACACGCGCGGTCGAGGCGGCGGTCGATGTGTTCCTTAACGCCCGCGCGGTCCAAGCTGCGCAGCGGGTGCTGCAGCTGCGCGACGAAATGATCGAGCTCGCGCGGCAGGAGATCCCCAACCCGCTGACCGTGCCGCTGAACGCTCTGCGCGAGCTGCCGCCGAAGGTGCAGGAGGCGCTGGCGTTGCTGGAAAAGATGGGCCCCGATGACCTCTCGCGACCGCTAAATGAGCTGAGTGCGCTGAGCGCGCCGGCGGTCGGGATCTTCCGCGGCCACGACAATTCGTACGCCGAGCGCCGGGCCGCGCTGATTCGTGGCGACCTGGTGGCCGCCGGTGAGTCCACGGAGCCGCCCGCGGAGCAGGCGGCGTGAATGGGAACGAGGGGAACGCGGGTTGGGCGCCGCGCTTTCCTGCCGCCGCGTGCTTCGTTGACTTGTCATCGGCGGCGCCGCAAGTCGGAAAGTGCGGCAAACAACTTCCGAATGTCCGGCGGGCCCCTTCCTCGGGCCGCGGCCGGCAGGCGCGCGCTTTTTCTGTGCGGCGCGCGTCGCCCCTTGATTTCGACTCAACCGTTAGGAGTAACACGACATGATTTCCTCTGAACTCTACGACTCAGCGCCCGACGGCGCGGGCGGCGTGCGGCTGACGCTGCGAACCCGCGATTCCCGCACGACCGGACCGGCGATGCGGCTGTTCGGGCCCGATGATGCTGTTCGCTCGGCCACGCGCCGCGAGCGCGGTCATATGACGCGCGATGACGAGCCCCTGCGGGTCGGCGTTGGGCAGTACCTCACCACGCCGCCCACGATGATCTCCCTGGGCCGCGTGTGGAACGGCATCAACGACGCGGCGCGCGCCGCTGGTGTGGATCCGCAGGACCTCGACCTCAGCGAGGAGCAGGCGCAGGGCTTCATGGCGGCCGTCGTCGATGCCCTCAAGCGCCGCTCCCGCGACCAGGGGCACGGCCCCGCTGTAGACGTGCCGCCGGGTGAAAAGACCGGGACCAAGGACGCGCGGCCATCCATCCATGCCGCGGCAGCAAAGCAGACGCGGGATTTCGCTGCGGGCCTCGCCCCCGCCCGCGCGGCGCTGACCGCGGCGCCCGGCACCGCACCGGCGCCCAAGGCGCGGTGCTCGGCGGCTGAGTTCGCCGCGCTGCGCGTGCGCAAGGGTGC